TTAAGCTGAACGATAATCTTAACTTTATCCTGTCAAACCTGATGCGGATTGTAAAACATTACGCGCACCCTAAAACGGTAGGGACCGGCTTCAATGCTGATGAAGTTATCCCCACTGCCGTAGGCGGGCTGTGGACAATCGACAAGGCCGATGCAAAAGTATTCAATCTTGAGATGCAGGCAGATGGCAATTTAAGCCGCTGGCTAGCTGGTGTCGTTAGTGAGAACCTTTGGCATTCGGGCGGGATGGTTGACCCGCAATCAATCAAGGATAAGGTTGGGCAGCTAACTAACTTTGGCTTGCGGGTATTGTTTAGTGATGCCATCAACCGCACCGAAAAGAAGCGGGCGCTTTATGAAGAGGGGTTTCAACGCCTGAATAAGTACGCCTTAGAGTTGGCAGGGTTAGCCGTTCCAGATACAATAACCGTAGTCTGGCCTGATGTGCTACCGGAAGATGCCCAAGCGGAAATGGAAACGCTTACCGCTGAATTTGACCGCAAGTTAATCAGTGCCGAAACGTACCGGGATAGACGCGACTATAACAACGAGCAAGAAACAGACCGCATCGCGGAAGAGAGTATCAACAGTGTCAATCCGCTGGCCGGGCTATTGCAGGGCACCGGGTTTGATAATAACGGGTTTAATCGGGGATAATGCCAGCACCTAATGCAATTCAGATAGCGCAACGATTTAGGCAGCAATTAGCCAACCGGGAAGCGCAAGCACAGCAACGGATGGCTAATATCTACGTTCGCATCATTTCCAGCCTGTCAGATCAAATCTCACAGCTCACCGAACAAATAGCCGCCCAGGATGAGCCAAGTATAGGGAAAATTGTTCGGTCTGCCCGCTACAGGGCTATTGTAAAACAGTTAGAAGATGAAATAGGGCGCATTGCCCCGCTGATTATCAACGAGGTTGATTTGATCCGTAGCGATGCCCTACAAGCCAGTGTTAATGATAGCCTTGATTTAATCCTGGCCAGCTTACCCGAAAACATACCGCCCGAGATATTGCAAGTGGTGCGGGCATCGTTTACCCGTTTGCCCATTGAAGCCCTACAAGCCGCAGCCGGTTTGGTTGGCGATGATAGCCCCTTAATCGAAAAGATAACCGACAGTTACGGCGAAGCGGTAGCAGAGCAAGTGTCATTGCATCTGCTAGACGGTATCGGCAAGGGGCAAAATCCGCGCACTATCGCCAGGTTGCTAAACAAGAACCTAGAGAACGCCGCCGGTACTGGCCTGACTTGGGCAATGTCAACCGTGAGAACTGCGCAAGTTAAAAGTTACCAGCTCGGCAATCACGCCACCTACCAGGCTAACAGCCATCTAGTGCCAAGTTGGGTTTGGCATAGCGCCCTAGATGACCGCACTTGTATGTCTTGCATCAGTCAACACGGCAGCATCCACCCCATCACCGAAACCCTAAATGACCATCATCAGGGGAGATGCGCGGCAATCCCGCAGGCCATAAGCTTACGTGATTTGGGCTTAAACGTGCCCGAACGCAGGCCACCCGTCCAAACCGGCGAACAATGGTTTAATCGCCAATCGAAAGCGGTGCAGCGGCAGATGATGGGACCGGCCAGTTTTAGAGCTTACGAAGATAACGCGATAGGGCTAGAGGATTTCAGCAAGCCCTATCAGGATGATGTATACGGCGAATTACTCAGAGAGGCCAGTCTAAAGGATATGTTAGGCGGGCAGGCTAAGGAATATTATGCGGCGAGTAGCTAAACTGTTAATCGTAACCCTTGCCCCGTTAGCGGCTATCGTTATAGCTGTCACCAGTATTGGCTTGCTATCCGTTCGCCAACCACCCTCAACAATCCGCACCGTCAAACAGTCACCCTTACATATCCGCAATGATTGGCGCTGTATTCGGACCACCGCCCGGCACGAGGTGGTAGGCTTCGTTGAGAACCGTAGCACCGAGCCGGTAGAGGGCGTTTTATTGTCAGTTGACTTATACAAGCGCAACGGCATCTACTGGCGTAGTGGTAGCCGATACCTGGGCACCTTCAACCCCTCCGAAACTAAGACATTTCACGTCAGGCAGTTTGTACCGCCTGGAATAGAAATAGGCCAATGCGAGATTAAACTATTTAATCGGGATAGCGTATTGCTAACAGAGTGAACGATAGTTATGTTGACATTGCAGACATAACACGGTAAAATATAGCGGATAAGTCGAAGCGTAATGCAAAGGGCTTGCGAGTGGTTGAACCACTCGCAAGCCCTTTTTTTTGTTTTCAATCTCAGGAGAATTGACCAGATGTCAGATCAAGAAGCAGGCCAGGAGCCACAAGAAGCACCGCCGCAAGAAACGCAAGCAGAGGTAGAACCTCAGACCTTTAGTGCTGATTACGTAAAAGAACTCAGGACTGAAGCGGCCAAGCATCGCACCGAAAAAAACGCCGTTAAAGAAGAACTTGAAGCGATCAAAACGGAACGCGATAAGGCCACTGAAGTTGAGTTAGCCGAGCAAGGGAAATGGCAAGAGTTAGCCGAAAAGAACGCTGCGAAAGTAGCGGAATTTGAAGCCAAAGCTCAGGAATGGGACGCGGCAACGGCAAAGCTGGGAGAGGCGCTTGAAGCGCAAAAGAAAGACTTGCCAGAAGCAATCACCGAGCTATTGGGTGCAATGTCAGTGATACAGCAATTAGAATGGCTGGCAAAGCATCAGGGGGAATATGGACCGCAAGCCGCTGGGCAACCAGGGCTAACAGGTTTTAATCCTTCTGCCCCTAACGGCGTAAACGAAACGGATCAGCAACGGGTACAGCGATTGCGGCGACAAACCGGGCAAGCCGATACGATATTCGGAAGCCCTTAACCACTTAGCATAGGAGTTTTATTATGGCCGCTGGCTTAACGCTTTATAGCGACATTTCAGCGCGGGTGAATGATATCATTGATGACAGTCTGGCTGTGGCACGTATGGCCAATGTTCTGCTCCCTACCGTTTCCAATCTTTCCGCAACTGGAATGATGGATCGGAAGGTGAACGAATATAACGCCGTTACGTTTGTCGAAGCTGGTGAAGAAGATGATACCGCCGCGCAAGTATTCAGTAAAGACGCGCTTGGCAGTCTTACCCCGGCAGCGCACCGGGCACGCGTTGATCTTACCGATCAACGCGTAGAATCTGATTTTGATGGCGAAGTTAGTAACGCTTCCATTGAACTTGGTAGCGCCGCCGGGCGCTCTGTTGACGTTAACATTGCTCTGGCCTTTGATGATCTTACCGGCGGGACTATTGGTAACGCTGGCACCATCATCACTTGGGCGCATATCACCAAGGCTCACTCAATCCTGATGAATCAGGGCGTACCCGCTGCTTCCCCTGTTTTCTGTGCCTTGCATCCCTATCAATGGGAAGTTCTGCTAAGAGCGAACACCATTGCGGGCGCTTCCGTTTCCGTGGCTCCGGCCTTTCAGGACCGGATGACCGCCGCCCCCAACTTTTTCCAAATCCCCGATTTTGTGGGCATTACGTTTGTTGTCTCGAATGCCATTGCTATTGATGGGTCAGATGACGCATATGGGGCCATTTACGTTCCCCAGGCCATCGCCGTTGACACCCGCAAGGTGTTCAACATTCGGCCACAGCGGGATGAATCACGAGAGCTTACCGAGTTGAATAGCTCGCTCTGGTACGCCCACGGTATCTGGCGCCCGGCGTTTGGCGTTTCGATTTTATCAGACGCATCCACGCCGACAGTGGCTTAAGGAGATAATCTAATGACAGGCAGTAAATTTTTAACCGTAAACCCTGGCACGATGGCCGGGGATGGTGCCTTGACCCACGCATTAAAGGCCAGCTCTGCCCACGGTGGTATCACTGTGATTGACGCTTGGGCTACAACTGGTCTAGCGGGTACCCTTGATATTTTGCTAGTCAACTTTGGTGCATCTGGCACCGTTACCGCTGGTACTATCGCCGGTATGTCTGGTGGCACCGCTACTATTTGGGTGGCTGACGTTCCGCAGGCTTTGACCATCACCGCCGCTAACGCCTTTGTAGACGCTGATGAGTGGATTGTAATCAAGAAACTCGAAGCGGGCGTATCTGATGACCTTGTTGATAGTGCAATGGTCACTATTGAGTATGTCGATGGTGTTGTAACGCAAGGGTAGTAAGACAATCAGTATTTGAACCTGGTCTATGGTGGTGTTCTCTCGGTTTCCCCCGATGCGCCACCATAGGCCGGGCATCGGGGGAAATAGTTTTATGAACATTTTATGGTATTCAACCGCTCCGTGGTCTCCTAGTAGTTACAGCGTCTTGACCGCCCGCACCGTTCCAAACATCGCCCGCGCTGGACACATCGTTTCGGTGGGTACCTGGTACGGGCTGCAAGGGCAACCGTTACCCTGGTCAATTAAGGATTATGACGGGGTGCCGGTAATGGTTTACCCAAGCGGTGATGGCCCAAACTTTTCGCAGGATGTTTTAGTGCCGTTGTACCGATATACGCAGTCAGATATCCTGATAACCGTTTCAGACGTTTGGCCCTTTGACCCACGTATCACCGATCAAACTATATTTTGTCCGTGGTTGCCGATTGATATGGACCCGGCCCCGAAGGTGGTAGTAGATGCGGTTAAAAGTGCGGTTTATCCAATGGTGATGTCGAGCTGGGGAACGCAAGTCTTAAAGGATAGCGGTATTGATTGCGCCTTTGTGCCAGCCAGCGCACCGTCAAAACTCTTCAAACCTGGACCAAAAGATAAAGCCAGAGAAATGCTAGGATTTCCGAAAGACGCTTTTATCATTGGCGCTGTGGCGGCCAACAAAGACCCGGCAGACCGTAAAGGGTTGCGGGTAATGCTGCAAGCGTTCGCCAAGTTCCGAGAGAAGTACCCGAATAGTTATTTATATCTTCATACTAACTTCGGGGGATCGGTGCCAATTGGCGAAGTGTTGGAGTTACTAAAGCTAACCAGCGAGGATGACCAGAGCGTGATAGCGCCCGATCCGATGGCCTATCGGTTGGGCTTGTTAGACCAGACCTATATGGTTAATGTGTATCAGTCCATTGATGTGCTACTTAACTTGCCATTGTCCGAAGGGTTTGGATTACCCCTGCTAGAGGCTCAAATGTGCGGATGTCCAGTGATAGCAACGGACTTTAGCACTACCGATGAGATGCTATGGGCCGGCTGGAAAGTGCAAGGGCAAAAGGACATTGCAGTAGGCTTAAACAGTTTCAGAATGTACGTTGATGTCAATAACGCCATTTACGCCATTGAGGATGCCTACCACCAACGCGACAACGAAACGATGAGAAACGACGCCCGCAAGGGTGCGTTAAGTCTGGACACTGACAGGGTGTACCGCAAGTATTGGAAGCCAGCCCTGGCAGAAATGCAGCAGCTAGTAGACAAGAATAAGGAAGTAGCGGCGGTGCCAGCGTGATAGAGAATTGCGAAATAGGGCAGAATGTCGATATTCCTTTTCCTGACCTGTGTAACATCTATGGCGCTACAATTGGGGCTGGTTCATTTGTAGGGCCATTTGTGGAGATCCAAAAGGATGTGAAGATAGGGCCGAATTGCCGCATTCAATCACATTCGTTTATTTGTAGTTTGGTCGAAATAGGGGCAAGCGTATTTATAGGCCACGGCGTTATGTTCTGCAATGATTCATACCCTTATGCGGGCAATGATAACCCTGACTTGCAGCCGGTATTTGTCGGTGATGGGGCTACAATTGGCACCAATGCCACTATCCTGCCAGGCGTGACAATTGGCGCGGGCGCATTGATTGGCGCGGGTTCAGTAGTTACTAAAGACGTGCTACCGACAGTCATAGCCTATGGAAACCCAGCCCTGTGTACAACATAGCGATTGTGTCACCCTTCAGGGATAGTGAAGCCTATATTACGGGCTACATAGACCAAATTTACGCCCTGGACTATCCGCCCGAATGTTTGCGGGTACATTGTATCGAGGGCGACAGTACAGACAACACCAAGCAATTATTAGCTGATTGGACCATTGCTGATGACCGGATAACATTGATTCAATATGATACCGGCAAAGCCCGCTTCGATAGCGTGGTGAGCCAGGACAGGTTCAAACATCTAGCCGGTATATTTAACACTTGTCTTGACACTGCATTAGCTGACGATTGGGCAGATTATGTGTTTATGCTTCCCTCAGATGTGGCAATTCAGCCCGGCACAATTAACACCCTGGTTGAGCGCAACAAAGATATCATTGCCCCGATGTTCTGGAAAGGCGACCACCCGAACGGCTGCCGCTTTTATGATATATGGGGCTTCAGGATGTTAGACGGGCAACCATTACCACCGAACGCTTATGCTTATTATCAGGCAAATTTTGAGACAGAGAAGCCAGTAGAGATGGACACAATAGGCGGGGCGATGCTGGCCAGGCGGGACGTGCTAGATAGTGGGGTCAGGTATACGCCTGAAGATGTAGACCGCGGCTTATGCTGGACTGCCAAGGCTAACGGTTTTAGCGTCTGGTGTGATCCGCAAGCGCACGCAATACACAGGTAAACTATGGCAACCTCAAGAGCATCTATGCAAACCCTGGCCGATAGGCTAAGAAACCTGACCAATGCGGGCGATGGGGATTATACCATCGGCACCGTAGTCTATTGGACAGACGAACATTTACAAGACGTTTTAGACCGGCATCAGGTATGGGTTGTAAATCATCCCCTGGAATTTGTACCACAAACCCAGGCTGGCGGGACGGTCAATTATCTGACTGCTGTCACCGGATATCGAGATTGGGAAGCCGCTGCTGGCACCGCTGGCACCGAACGCTTTATTATTCGGGAGACAGATGGCGACTTTAACAGCAGCGCCAACTACACGCCCGATTACGAGAATGGGCGCGTCACTTGGTCCGCCACCCAGGGCGGCACCGCTTATATGGTCACTGGCTACAGCTACGATGTATACGCCGCAGCGGTTGATGTCTTGCGCCAACGGTTGGCCTATATGGATTACTGGTAC